TAAGAGGGTTTGAAAGAGGTGGTAGACCGCCAGTGGGTCAACCAAGTATTGTAGGGGAAAAAGGTGCAGAACTCTTTGTTCCAGACCAAGCAGGAACAGTTGTACCAAATGACAAACTAGGAATGAATAAAAATGTAACTGTCAATTTCAATATCAATACTGTAGATGCTAGGGGTTTCAATGAATTGTTAGTGAATAGCAGGGGTGTTATAATCAACCTTATCAACAGTGCTATGAACGAAAAGGGTAGAATGGCAGTAATATGAGTGGAGCATTACCAAAAACCAATTTTACCGCAATCAATATCAAGAGCAATCAAAAAACTCTTTTAAGTCAAACCGATAGCGGAAAGACATTTAGAAGACAAGTGCAAGGTCAACGATTTAGTTTTACTCTTTCATATCCTCCCATGACTAGATCAGACTTTGCACCTGTGATGGCTTTTATTATGAAGCAGAGAAACAGGAAAGAAAATTTTACAGTAAGCTTCCCAAGCTATTTAAACGCACAAGGAAACGAAACAGGTACTTTGTTAGTAAATGGGTCACATTCTGTAGCCGATACCACAATAGCTATTGATGGCTTTGCAGGTGATGGTGCAGGTAGATTAAAAGCAGGTGATTTTATTAAGTTTGCTCACGACAAAGTTTATATGATTGTAGAAGATGTAACAAGTTCAAGTAATGCGTCAACAGTCACAATAGAGCCACCATTAAGAGAAGCCTTAACAGATAATAGTTCTGTAACTTATGATTCAGTACCTTTTAACGTTCATTTGAGAAGCGATATTCAAGAGTTTTCCACAGGGCAAAATGATAGCAATGGTAATTTAATTTTTAATTATGAGTTTGATGTAATAGAGAGTTTATAGATGGCTAGAGGTTTAACAAGTGCGGTAAAAACAGAACTAGCCACAGGAAATATCGAACCAGTTCTACTAATAGAATTAGGGTTTGCTACTCCAGTATATTTTACAAATGCAAGTTTTGATATTACGTCAAGTGTTTCTGGAACATCACGAACATATCTTGCAAATGGTCACTTTCGAGGAATAACCGCAGTAAGTGAAACCGCAACACCTTCAAAAAACAGCCTTATAGTTTCTTTGTCTGGTGTCGATCAAACTTATATTGCAGTAGTTCTTAATGAAAACATAATAAACGATAATGTCTTTATTTACAGGGGTTTTTTAGATGCAAATCTAGCATTGATAGCAGACCCTTTTCTTTTGTTTTACGGAACGATAGATGAATTTAAGATAACCGATAGCACAACAACAGCCACATTGAGTTTTTCTGTTACATCACATTGGGGTAACTTCTCAAAGAAAAGCGGCAGAACAACATCCGATAATTCACAAAAAAGGTTTTTTTCTAATGACAAGGGTATGGAATATTCAGCACTAAATTTAGTAGACATTAAATGGGGTAGAGAATGAGTAGTGTGCATTTATATCAAGCAGAAAAAAAAGATTTTGATATGATTTATGAAATGCTCATGGAGTTCAAAGAAGGAGAGTTATTTGATAAAAAGCTTCCAGAAGTTGACAAGCCAAAGCTTACATTATTCATCAACACAATTTTAGAAAAGGGTAGAGTAATTTTTGCTAAAGACTTAGATAAAGAAGAACTGATGGGTTTATGTATGTTTCACAAGGCTGAATATTGGTTTAGCAAAGAGAAGATAATGAATATTCATGTATTGTATGTCAGAAAGCAATTTAGAACCTATAACTTAGTAAAAACCATAGTAAATTCTGTAAAGAATGTATCGGAAGGGTTGCCGATGTTATTATCGGTTAGCACAGGTCTACACAAAGACCCAGTATTTGAACGATTAGGATTTGAAAACATGGGTAGTAACTGGAGAATGTTTTAAATGTGTGGTTTTGTTGAAGACGTTTTTGATTTTGTTGGCGATGTAATAACTGAAACAGTTGATTTTGTCGGTGACGTTGTAACAGGTGTAGTTGATGTAGTCGTAGACGTTGTTGATGAGGTTATTAGTTGGGTAGCACCACAGCCAGAAATTCCAGAATTTACGGAAGAGTTTGAGGAACAAGTAGCAAGAGGAATATTAGTTAATAAATTCACTGCTAATTCAAGTATTCCTGTGGTGTACGGAACACGAAAAGTAGGTGGAAATGTTGTCTTTGTAGAAACATCTGGCACAGATAATCAATATTTATATATGGCGGTAGTTCTAAGTGAAGGCGAAATAAACAGCGTTGAAACCTTATTTGTAAACAATCATCAAGTTACTTTGTCGGGTTCACTAACCGATGGCACACAAAGAACAGTCACAAGTGCGGATGCTAATTTCTTTGATACCGAAAACACTAATAGTTTAATTACAGTACAGGCACATTTAGGAACAGACACACAAACGTCTTCAGCACTATTAGGCGAAGTAAGTTCATGGACTTCAAACCACCGATTACAGGGGTTAGCATATTTAGCTCTAAGATTTGAATGGAACGCAGAAAAATTTGGTGCATTGCCAAGAGTTCAAGCGATTGTCAAAGGTCGTAAGGTTTATAACCCTAATTTAGATGGAACAGTTACAGGCGGTAGCGGTAGCCATAGAGCAGACACAAGCACAACATGGGAATATTCCGACAATCCAATATTACAGCTACTAGACTATCTTAGAAACGATCGATTCGGCATGGGGATAACAAACAGCTATTTTGATAGTAACTTTGCGGATTGGCAAACAGCCACCGATGTTTGTGATGCGGATATTACCCCTGTTAGCGGTGCAAGTGCTATTGACCTTTTAGATAGTCATATAGTGGTCGATACATCTAGAAAAGCTATAAATAACGTTAAAGAATTTGTAAAAGGCTCACGCTCTTATCTTAATTTCTCTAGTGGTAAATATAATATCCTAGTGGAAAGCACAGGTTCAGCATCAATTACACTCACAGAAGATAACATAATAGGCGGTATCAGTATTCAGAGTAAAAACAAAAACTCAAGATATAACAGGGTTATTGTTACTTTTGTAAACCCCGATAAAAACTATCAGACCGACACAGTGCAGTTTCCCCCAGTAGATGAAACAGGTTTAGATTCGGCAGACCAACACGCAACTATGAAAACAGAAGATGGTGAGTTACTTTTAGAGGGTCGATTTGATTACACAATGATAACAAATGCCCATCAAGCACAAGAAATGGCAGAAATCATTCTAAGACGTTCACGATCTAGTTTAGATATCTCTTTAAGAGCAGATGGCACAGCGTTAGACTTAGCGGTAGGGGATATCGTAAACGTTACCCATGCAACCCCCGCTTTCTCTGCAAAACCCTTTAGAGTACAAAGAGTATCAGTAAATGCCGATCATACAGTAAGCATACAATGTTCGGAGCATCAAGATAGCTTTTATACATTCGGCACACAACAAGCATTGCCAACAATACCCGACACAACACTACCAAACCCTTTCTTTGTTCAAGCACCTACTATTTCCGTCACCGATGAATTAAGAGCAAGAAATGAAGAAGCTATAGCGGTGTTATTGGTCAATGTTACAGCTACCGATCTATTCATTACGGATTTTGAAGTGCAAGCCAAAAAGGCAACAGATTCGGTTTTTATCAACTTGGGTCGGGGTAGTTCAGCACAGTTTGAATTAGTAAACGTTGAGGATAATGTGGTGTATGATGTTCGGGCAAGGTCGGTCAGTTCAATAAGTCGGTCAGTCTTTGTAAGCACTACGCACCAAGTAGTCGGTAAAACACAACCACCGCAAGATGTAACCAATTTCAGTGTAAATATAATAGGCACAGAAGCACATTTAGGATGGACACCAGTTACAGACTTAGATTTATCACACTATAGAATAAGACACGCAAAAGAAACAAGTGGAGCAACCTACGCTAATTCAATAGACATAGCGGATAAGGTTTCAAGACCTGCTAATACTGTAATAGTACCTGCTATGACAGGAACATATTTCATCAAGGCAGTAGATAAAGTGGGTAACAGTTCGGAAAATGCGGTGTCTACAGTAGCTATAATCGAAAGCATTAAAGGGTTAAACTTGGTAACAACATCAACCCAAAGTCCTAGTTTTACTGGTTCACGAACAAACATGGCAGTCGTTGATAGTAAGTTACAACTTGGAACAGCGAATAATTTTGATGATGTGGCAGGGAATTTTGACGATGCAGGAGGTTTGTTTGATGGTGGAGTAGGAAATGTTGCAAGTTCTGGAACATACGAGTTTGATACGCATATAGATTTAGGGTCGGTCTATACCAGTAGAGTTACAGCAAATATGAATGTAGCTAGAGTTAGTTTTGTTAATTTATTTGATGATGCTTCTGGAAACTTTGATGACAGGTCGGGGTTATTTGATGGTGACCCCCAACAGTTTGACGATACAAACACAGAATTATTGGTTGCTACAACAGAAGGTGACCCAAGTGGCTCTCCAACATACACCGATTTCAGAAAATTTTTTGTAGGTGATTACAAAGCACGAGCATTTAAATTCAAGCTACAAATGACAAGCACAAAAGGCACAGCCACACAACAAGTTTCAGCATTATCGGTTACTGTAGATATGCCCGATAGAGTTATAGCAGAAGCGGATGTGGCAAGCGGTACAAGTACAAGCGGAAAAGCTATAACATTTAGTCCTAATTTTAAATCATTACAAGGTGTAGGAATTTCAGCACAAAACTTGGCGAGTGGTGATTTCTATGCTATAACCAATAAAAGTGAAACAGGGTTTACAATAGAGTTTTTTAATAGTTCCGGTGCAACAGTAAGCAGAACTTTTGATTACGTTGCAAGAGGCTTCGGGGAAATAGCAAGTTAGGGGTAACAAATGTCGCAAAATGATTTATCAATAGCCAATCAAGGGTTCGCATCGTTTCGGTCAGATTTAAACTCAGCATTACAAGCATTAGGGTCAACAAATTCTGGAACATCAGCACCTTCAACCACATATGCTAACCAATTGTTTTACGACACAACAAACAATATTCTTAAAATAAGAAATGAAGATAATGACGCTTTTATTTCTCTTTTTACCTTAGACCAAACTAATGACAATATCGAAGCATTAACCATTGATGGCACATTAACCTATAATGGTGATTTGGTTTCATCCACCGCAGGAACATCAAGCTTTAGAGCAGGTGTAAATGCAGGTAATTCTATTACTAGTGGTGGTAACTTCAATGTAACAGTAGGCGATGAAGCAGGCACCGCTATTACCTCAGGCGCAAGCAATACACTTGTTGGATATGCATCAGGTGATGCAATAACAACCGCTACCAATAATGTAGCAGTAGGAACTTCTTCTTTAACGACAAATATTTTATCGTCTAAAAATGTTGCTTTGGGGGTAAATGCTTTAAAGACACACAATCAAGGCAGTGCTACAGAATCTTATAACGTTGCTGTAGGGCATAACGCAGGTGAATCATTAACAACAGGTATTAAAAACACTTTAGTCGGTGGTGAAACAGCGGATGCACAAACCACTGCTACGGCTAATACTGGTGTAGGATATGGTGCGTTAGGAGCAAACACGACAGGTGGATCAAACGTGGCAGTTGGAGAAAATGCGTTAGGTAACTATAATGTAACTGATAGTTCAGAATCATTTAATGTTGCATTAGGCTATCGTGCAGGATTATCCGTCTCAACAGGTGTGCAAAATACTCTGATCGGTTCAGGAGCAGGTGATGCCCTAACAGATGCAGACTTCAATATAGCTATTGGTACAGATGCTCTTGGTGCTGACACTCTAGGTAGTCGTAATGTTGCTATAGGAAGAAGGGCATTACTCGCACAAAACTTTACTTCAGCTACAGATGCTTACAATGTGGCAGTTGGTTTTGAAGCAGGAAACGATATTACAACAGGAACAAACAACACTTTAATTGGTGCAAATGCAGGGGATGCTTTAACTGAAGCAAGTGCGAGTACAGCCGTTGGACAACAAGCATTAAGTGCTTGTACAACCAACACACACAATACAGCCGTTGGTACAGATTGCTTACTTGCTGCAACAGGAGGTTTTAACACAGCTATTGGAACATCGTCTGGCTCTCAAATAACATCAGGAACTAAAAATAGTATTCTTGGTATGTATAATGGCAACCAACACAGTTTAGATATTAGAACAACAAGCAGCAACATTGTTTTAAGTGACGGAGATGGGTATCCTAGAGGTTATTATCATGGTGGTTTATCTTCACCTACATGGATATTTGCAACTCCTACTACTAATCAAAATTCAATGCAGATTAATAACACAGCATCTAGTAACCCTTATGGTATTGCTATTAATTTTTTGGGAGCAGTACCCAATGATTCATCTCGTTATTTTATAAATTGTAGTGATACCTCTGCCGTAAGATTTCTTGTTTACAGTAATGGCAATGTACAGAGTGCAACCAACAGTTATGGAGCAACATCAGATGAAAAAGTTAAAGAAAATATTGTAGATGCAAACAGTCAATGGGATGATATTAAAGCAGTAAAAGTAAAGAACTTTAGTTATAAAGCTGATAAGCTAGATAAAGCAAATATGCTTGGTGTTGTTGCTCAAGACTTAGAAGCATCTGGTATGTCTGGTCTTGTCGAGAATCACGAGGATGTAGATGAGGACACAAAGGAAAGTTTAGGCACAACAACTAAATCTGTAAA